GAGGTATTATAAAGACAAGCTTTATAACGACGGTGAAAAGTTTCGTATTTCAGTTTATCAAGAATATTTACAAGAACTGGAAGAACTTATTCCTGAAAGAGTAAAAGTAGAACAAGACATTAACGCGTTTAGACGCGCACACAAAAAAGCTAAACAACGACAAAAAATTTAATTATGGAAAATGCAGTAAAACACCCATTTAACGCGGAACAATTTCCGTACGATGGAGAAGTCAACAACGAACCCAGTCAAACAGTTCCGGATCAATCCATGGGATTGCGCGAACTCTTAGTTAGGTATGCAAAAGGTCTCCCTTTAGAGGGAGCAAAAACACCAATATTTGAGGGTGAAGACGGTAGTGAGATAGATGTTGAAAAGCTCGATTTGGCAGAACGTGAAGAACTTGCTGAACAAGCAAGAGAAGAACTTAAAAATCTTACAAGTAAGATTAAAGGCGATATTGAAAAAGCCAAGTCAAAGAAAAAGTCAGTAGTTACTGACGTTGAGGATATTTCCGAAAACCAAGAAAATGAAAAATAAGCCCCTTATTTTTTTTAAAAGAAGGCACAGCCCCAAAGGGGCTGAGCTACGCAATTAGCACTAATACATACTTGATATATTAGTGCTAATTGACACTAAGCCCTAAAAAGGCGGTAAAAAAGTAAAGAGGACAAGGAAGTATGACGCGAACGATAAACGATTTAAAAGCCTAAAAACGGGCTTAAAACAATAAAAACTAAAGATATGCCAGAACCTATTTCAGCAGGCTTAATAGCAGCGGGAGCATCATTAGCTAGTCAAGGTATAAATGCCGGAGCACAGGCATCTATGAACCGAAAAACACGTCAATGGAATGAAAGGCAATATCAGATACAAAGAGATCAAGCATTAGCAGATTGGATGCGTCAAAATGAATATAATCATCCAGCAGCACAAATGCAAAGATTAAAAGAAGCTGGACTTAACCCTAATTTAGTATACGGAAAAGGTGCGGATGCAATGTCAGGTCAAAGTGTAAGAAGTACAGATGTTAAGTCATGGAGTCCTCAAGCTCCACAAGTAGATTTATCAGGTGCCACACAAGGATTATTATTTGCGGGAGTTAATTTAAAAGCAAAACAAGCACAAGTTGACAATTTAGAGCAAGTAGTAAAAAATAACAAAGCTAAAGAGCAAGAAACTGCAGCTAGAACATTAAATATATTAGGTAATACTGAAAAGACTAGTTTACAAAATAAACGTTATAATGAATTAGTAGATAGTCAGCTATCATTAATGGGTGAAAGAACTAGACAAACACAAGCTGCAACAGACCAAACATTAACCCGGACAGAGCAGTTAAAAATGATATTTACTCCTACTATGCAAAAAGCAGTAGAGGAAGTTTTAAATATGCGGTTAAAAAACGCAAAAACAAGAGAAGAAACTAATCTTATAAAAAAACAGATTGAGACAATTGGTCAAGATATAGATTTAAAACAACTAGATAAAGATTTAAAAAAACTTGGTATACAACCAGGCGATAACATGTTTATGAGAATGGGAGCAAGAATTATTAACGGTATTCTTGGAGACATAAAAAATCCAAAAGATCAAACTTGGCATAAAAGTAATAAGCCAAACAAAGTAATGGATAGATAAAAACTAAGTAAAAACACACATTTTTTAAAAAAATGTGTTGTATTTATCAAAAAATATCAAATGATTTTGGTAATTCGTAATATGTTAGTAATCAGGCATTAATATAATATAAATTATAGGAAAAATAGGCATCCTTTAAAAACTAAAAAACAGTTAAAAAATGAGAAAAAAACGCCGGTCACGACTCTATTCAAAAAAGAACCGTATTCGTAGATCAAGAACAAAAAAATTAAGAACCTACTACGTGTCACGTGGTGGAATTAGATTATAAAAAACAAATACCTATTAAAATGGCAAAACCAAACATTTTCAATTCGGTACAAGTATCGAAACCTAAAAAAAACGTGTTTGATCTAACACATGACGTTAAGATGTCAGGAAAAATGGGTCAGTTACTTCCAGTACTCGTACAAGAGTGTGTACCGGGTGACAGTTGGCAAATTGGATGTGATAGTCTTATTAGATTTGCACCATTGATTGCCCCAGTAATGCATAGAATTGATGTATCAGTACATTATTTTTTTGTTCCTAATCGAATATTGTGGGATAATTGGGAAAAATTTATAGTTGATGCAAACACTCAATTAGTTATGCCCTATCACGGGGCAGATATTTTTGAACCACAAAATCAAACACCAAACTTAGCTGGAACTGCTCGTCAGTTAGCCGATTATCTTGGAATACCTGGTCCTAATAATAACACTGGTAGTTCCACCAATATAAATATTTTACCTTTTGCTGCTTATCAAGCTATTTATAATGAATATTATAGAGATCAGAATTTGGTTCCACCTATTAATTATAAACTTCAAGATGGTGCATTACCGAATTGGGATAGAGTTCGTGAAATATGTAGTATAAGAAATCGTGCATGGGAACATGATTATTTTACAAGTTCTTTACCTTGGGCACAAAAAGGTGCAGCAGTAGATATTCCTTTGGGATCTATTACTGGCGATGCAGAAGTTTATATTAATAATCTTGTAGGACCTACAACTTTAACTGGATCTACAGTAAGTCCAGATGTACAAAATCAACTTTCAACAGTAGTAGGCAATAACGAACTATTTGCACATTTAGATGATTTGCAAGTAGGCGCAACAACCATTAATGATTTGCGCAGAGCATTTAGACTGCAAGAATGGTTAGAAAAAAATGCACGTGGCGGCACAAGATATATTGAGAATATTTTGATGCATTTTGGTGTAAAATCATCAGATGCCAGGCTTCAAAGACCTGAGTATATTACTGGTATTAAAACTCCAGTTGTAATTTCAGAAGTACTTAACACAGCGGGTACATTTAGTGGGCAAACCCCTACTTCACCAGTTCAAGGTAATATGGCAGGACATGGTGTTGCAGTATCAACCGGCAAATATGGTAGTTATTTTTGTGAAGAACACGGATACATTATTGGAATTATGTCCGTTATGCCAAAAACTGCTTATCAGCAAGGCATACCAAAAACATTTCTTAAAAATGATCCTCTTGATTATTTCTGGCCTTCATTTGCACATATTGGAGAACAACCAGTACAAAATCAAGAATTGATGGCTTATGTTGGTGTAATGAATGAACAAACATTTGGTTATGTACCTAGGTATGCAGAATACAAATATAATCCTAGTCGTGTAGCTGGAGAGTTTAAAACAACACTTGATTATTGGCATCTTGGAAGAAAATTTGCCAATTTACCAGCCCTTAATCAAACATTTATTGAATGTACACCTGAACAATGTGCAAGGATTTTTGCAGTTCAAAACGGTCAAGACAATTTGTACATGCAGATTTTGCATAAGATTAGAGCTGTACGACCAATGCCTAAGTTTGGAACACCAATGTTTTAAATATGTCAACAAGATGTATTACACCATTTTACAAGAAGTTGGAAATAGTAAACGGAGTAACTACCGGGTATGTTCCATTTCCTTGTGGGAAGTGTCCACCTTGTTTACGAAGAAGAATATCAGGATGGTCGTTTAGGTTAGTAAAACACGGGGAGCGGTGCAAGTCCGCTCTTTTTGTTACACTTACTTACGACGATGAAAAAGTACCAAAAACAGCAAGTGGACTAATGACACTTCAAAAGTCAGATCTTCAAAAGTTTTTTAAACGATTAAGAAAAAAGACACATGAGAAAATTAGTTATTATGCAGTTGGCGAGTATGGGGATAACACTCAACGCCCCCACTATCATATTATTCTTTTTAATGCTATTCCTAGAATTGTTGAGGCTGCTTGGACAATTGATACTTGCAGTAATGGTCATTGCCATTTTGGCGATGTTTCTGATGCCAGTATTGGGTACACTCTTAAATACGTAAGTAAAGAAAAGCGAATACCAATGTATCAGGGCGATGATAGACAAAAAGAATTTGCAATTATGAGCAAAGGACTAGGAAAAGATTATTTAAA